AAAACACACATTCCTCGAACTCAAACACTGGCTCCTCGACCTCCATCTCGAACCCATACCGCAGAAACCACTCCGACAGACCCTTGATCTTATATAGGTCACTCTTCTCAAGAAAGATGAGGCAGTCATCACCATTATTGGCAAACTCCCCCACCACACCAATGCTCCTCAAATACTCGCGTACCAAAGAGCACATGATAACACAGTTGCCTAAGGCGGTGTTCATGTCACCACTCGCCCTTGTGCCATTCGCCTTATACTTCAAGCAATGGCCATCCACGTACGCCACCCCTTCGTTCTCCAACTGCACCTTTAACAGTGCAGCTAACTCGGGGTTGTTGTCAAAAATGCGCTTGTAAATGTTGTGTTCCCACTTCAAAGCATCAACACTCACGTGCTGATCAAATCTACTGGCGTCCAGTCCAATTGCAACGGGGTGCTTGAACCTTAACCATTTCTTCCTGAGTTCTGTCGCTACTTCTTCTACCGTCAGTCCTTTCATTACCACCCTTCCACCATCCTCACTCCACTCCTCGGCCAAGGCATGATATAAATCTTCCTCGACTCGCCTAGTGAACCTCCCCAACGCTATATTATATATAGGTGATCGCGGTTGAATAACCCGGGGCGCGGGATCGCCTTTCTTCGTAAAATTCAATTTCTCAAACTTCACAAATACTTTGATCCGCGCATCGCGCTTCACCCAGCCCAGCCTCTCGTATTGCTCAGCTGCCGATGCATAAAATTTCCGCTTGTTACTGGGACACTGAGCGATAAACTCGCTACAGGTCAGATGTTGACACCTTCCTAACTTACGTACTCTGTCTGACAGCCTTGCTCCAACTTGAGACATTTTCCTCCACTCCCCGCTTACTGGCTGCGGGGTGGGCTCCAAACCTGACTTGCCTTGAACATTGAAGACACGCTCATTGAGGCCCCGGATCAGGTTGGCTAAATTATTATTATGCGCTCCAAAATCTATGCGAGCAGACATGCAAGGCGCAATTATAACATGTCTGGGTTTCGAGGGTCTGGCATCCACATGCGTCTTTATGGCTATTCCCCTGAATGACGAACCGTCGTGATACTCCTTGACTGCCGTCGTTCTAGCCTCCATTCGCACGAGGCACCCCTACGCTGTGATGGCACTGCCCACCACAGCCAACTTGTCCCAAAACTCATCGTCTTCCTCGCGTATGTAGTATGAAGTACAAACCGCCTTGAGGTACCAAGCCTTCTCCTGGTTCCTGATGCTCGCATGGCCGTCTGCCAGCTGCACGCCGTCCTCCGACGCACTTTTGACAACCCTGCGAACAATGAGGTGTAGAGCCCTGCGATCAGCATCGCTGCCCGTAAACACTCCGGGAGCCTCGAACTTAACCATGTCCACCAACGCTTTCACGATGGCAACACGGCGGTGGTACCTGTTAGCACACCGGTGTCGAGTGGTGTGCTTCTTGGTCCTACCAAAAAGTCCGTTATTGACTGACTGAAGTATTGACTCCCCATACCCAACCCGTGCCTCGACATCGACATCTTCACCGTCGATCTGATCGATGCTCCTATACTTAGCCACACTGTGTGCTGCAGCCGCTATGAGCTCGCGCTTCTTGCGAAACGCAGTAACCCCTAGAGCATCTGCAAGTGTGGTCGTCCGGAGGCCGTTGCACTTGTATTCAGGTAAGGCCGGCAGATTAGCACCAGGTAGGTCAACATCCATGGGATCTGGTCCCACAGGTTTCGCCACCAGCACCGGTCCGCGCGCTACGATAGCAGGATCATCCCGAATAACGTGAAAATCGTGCACCGTGTCGAAGCCAATAAAATCAGCGGAAACCGAAGGCAACTCGCGCTCGCTCCTATCAACAGCCCTTTGGACCATCTCGTCTAGAAGCTCGCTCGCTATCGCCCTGATTTCCTCCCGTGGTGTGGGGTCCACGTCCATGGGGTCGGCAACCGCCACAGGAAGGGTCCAAGATGGCCCATCGGTCATCCTCAACGCTCGAAATGGACAAGCGTTATACTCTCCCGGCCTGTGACGCCACCCCTCAGCTTCCCCCGCC